GCTTCTTCCTGTTTGTTGTACAAACACTTCGCTAGGAGATGCATCAAATCGAAACATATTATCTATTGTGATAGTAGTAGGATGATTTGTGTCATGTGACTCTATAATCAAAGAACCTTCAGCCCCAATAGACTTGACAGCCTCTATGGACATAGCTACTGTATTTGGGTCACAAAACGAAAAGAGTACTTTTTCTGCTTCTAATGCTGTTCCTCTTTTTCCCTTAAAAGATGGAATTGAAAATTTTTCTCTTTTGTTGTTAAGCTGTTGAATTCTTAAGCCTTTTTTAAGGTACACACAGAGGGCAGTTGAAAATATAACACCAGACCCTGCAGAATTGGATTCTGTGCTACTTAAGTGTGCTAAGAATATGTTTGTTAGGGCCCTGTTACTAGAGTTAACCAGATTGCATTCTACAAAATATCTTAAGCAGTCAACTGGTTGAACGGTATCGATACAGCTTCCGTAACTTAACAAGCCTTTTTTAGATACAATTGTGGATACGCCAGACTGAACTGCATCGACTAATGTTTTAATTTGTGTAGATACAGGTCGTCCAGCTATGACTTCATAGCAGTTCATTTACGCCCTAGTGGATGTTTTTGTCTTTATGTCTATTAGCAAAATCAGAAGTTTGCATAAGATTAGAAAAAGCTTTGCCGGCTTCTGTCAAAATTTTGGCTAGCTCTTCTCCCTCTTCCTTCTTTTTTGCTTGTTCTTGTTGGATAGATTGAAGTTCAACACCCCATCTTAAAGCTGCACCAACAATTGATAGTCCTAAAAACACCCAACCAAAAGTTGAGTTTCCTGTAGCAAGCAGGACAACAGATCCTGCTGCTAAGATTTCTGGCATACCGATTCTCATTAACTGTCTCTCCATAGGTTATTACTAGCGTAGATTAAGATTTCTTCTGCGCTTTCCTCTGTATAACCATATTCGTCAATAAGTGTTTGTACCATATCGCCATGCTTCTTTTGCTGCTCATCGTCTCTGGTTTTGGATTTTGTGACGATTCTTGCCATGTCTCTAACAGATGAGATTAGGTAGCTTTCAATCGCTTCCTTAAGAGGTTCATAAGACTGGTAGTCAACCTTCTCGCTTCTTCGCATCTTAGCAAACATATAGGCAGTAACATCACTTCTAAATCCATCTCGTGAAGATCCTGTAATTCCAATTTGCTCTTCAATAGATTTCATGAAGTTTTCGTCTGGCTCCATCTCTTCTTTTGTAATGGAGTTCTTCATGCGCTGCCTAGTTGTGTAAGCTTCTGCGTTATCCAGATAAGTGTCAAACAAAGACTGTGCTTGTTCTTCATATGCTGTGATAAACGCCTTAGCAATTTCAGTCTCTAAAATTTTAAGGTATTCTTCACGAACAATTTGCTGAATAATCTGGAGGCAGTGTGACTTAAACTCTTCGTTAATAAGTTGTTCTTTCGTTTGCTTTGCCAGTGAAGACATAACACTAATAGGTGTAATCATTCCAGTGTCAGAGTCAGATAGCGCGTTGTCAATTGCTTTCATAATAAAGCGTGTAGAGATTCCTGACATTCCTTCGTTAGGTGCTTCTTCTCTTAGGTCTTTAATGTCGACTTTCTTAACACGACCCTTCTCAATAACATCGTCTCCATTGTAGATTTTCATCTTTGTAAGAAGATCGCACTTTTGAGATGACTTAAGGCGTGACATCACTGAAAACATTGAAGCGATCTTAATTGTATGAGGCGCGATGTGAGCTTCAAAATTAGACCTTCCTAAGATTTTCTCATAAATTCGAATTTCTTGATCCAGTTCTAAAACGTATGGAACATTGACTTTTACAATTCTATCCAAAATCGCTTCGTTTGTGTGCTCGCTCTGGAAACGATTCCATTCAGCTTCGTTGCAGTGTGCCAAAATAACGCCATCGAAATAAATCATGTCGTTTTTGCCGGGTGAAGGAATTCGCTTTTCCTGGGTTGCTGTAATTACAGTGTGAAGAAACTCAATTTCATTCTTAAACACCTCAATTAGCTCAACTATTCCTCTATTGCCAACATTAAATGCACCGTTAAGAGACAAGACTCGAGGATCATCCTCTGAATATTTATCAATTTTAGAAATATCTTCTGATCCGATTAGAACTGAAACATCCTGGCTGTTCGGGTCCATCGGTGGGACAGAAGCAATTCCTCTTCTGCCTCTTTGAGAAAATGTGCTTTCAACAACCTGATACTCTTCGTACTTGTTGTCCATTTCTTCTAGAAGAACATGTCTTGCAATAGGACTAATGTCACCTTCAATCTTAACACCTAATGCCTCTTCAAATTCTGATCGAAGACTTCTTGGAATAAGTTGAAGCGGTTCCCCTCTTTGTGGGTCACCATCTAGATGAAAATATCTTTCTTGTTCTAGTGCTGCCTTAATGTGCTCGGTGATGGCTGACTTACCTGCACCAACCGGTCCCATAAGAAGCAGTACTTGTCTACACTCTTCACCTTTAAGTGAAGCCGACTTAAGAAATCGCATAATTCTAGAAATGACGTTTTCGTGACCAAAAAATTCTTTCTGGAAGTAATCGTATGTCTTAACACGATCATCATTAAAGATTTTGCGTTTTCTTGGGTTTGAATCGTCCAGTTCAGTAACACCCTGTTCGGTGATACTGTTGTAAAGACGCTTATGAGCGTGCTGTACTACAGAAGGATCTTTCTGAACTAGTTCTAAGTACTCGAGGAAACTGCCTTTGAACTTAGGCTTTTTCTTCTTGTTTCTTTGCTTTTCGATTATAGATAGAAAGTCATTTTTTTTGCTTGGCATTTGATTAGATCTCCCAGGTGTCGCCTTCGACTTCAGTATAAAGTTTCACAATATCACCCCACAATTCGCTCACATGAAGAACCACTGGATCCGCATATGCAAGATCTAGATCTCTTCCGTCGTGGGCATGTTCTAATGTAAGGACGTTACCATCTTCAACTTCTTTTACACAGATTACAGGAATACCGTTTGTTCCTACATTGTTTAATAATGAATCACGAACTTTTTTCCATCCGTCATCATCTGATATCTGTTGGATGACATAATCATCCCTTTTTTTGCTGAAGCTAAACAGTCCTAAATCGATGCAGTCTTCTTGAGTCAAGTACTGCCTAAGGAAAGATGCATCATGGTGAACTTCTCTTGCAATGAAGCACTCTTCGATGCCATATCTTTTCTCGATTCTTCTGAACATTTCAAACCCAATGTGATACGGGTTTAAGCCGCCAATGTGAGGCCTGATGACCTGATTGTGGCTTTTAATAATTGGAATGTGATATTTTTGGTCGAGCTCTAATTCGTGACACAACCTATAGTGCCAGTAAGAAGCCCAACCTTCATTCATAATTTTTGTTTGCATCTGAGGAATAAAATAGTCTGCTTGCCCTCTGACAATTTCCATGCAGTCTTTTTTCCATGGTTCTGCTGATGAGTGCTCAACTAAGAAATTAAGAATGTCGTAATTTTTCTCTAGTGGTATTTTTTCAATATTAAATTTTGAGTATTTTCCGGTCTCATCTTCTTTAATAAGCTTTGTGTACTTATCTTTAAGCTCTTTATGCGTAAGCTGCTTACCGGGATATCTGTTTGTCTGAAATTGAATTGCATGAGCTGCGTCTAAAACTTTCTCAACTTCTTCAATTCCAATTGTAGGATCTTCAACATAACTTTGAATTCGCTTTTTTGCGTTTCGAAATCTTTGAATTACAGTTCCAGGTCTGGTTGACTGAAACATCCTGTTATTCTTAAAAAAGTCTGAGTGTCCTACACAGTGCGCCATGATTAGTATCTGCAGGTACGCAGGATTCTCTCTCATGAGATATGCAATAGAAGGGTCGCTATTAATAATAAGCTCATACGGAAGACCTTCTTGCCCTAGATTGTACATCTGGTGCGTTCTTTCGAAAGTTTTGCCGTGCGACCAGTGACCGTAATGGGTAGGCATTCCATGATATGCCATGTGACCAATCATAGAGTAGTAATCACAAACCTCATAGTGAATAGGAAACCAGTCTAGACCGTGACTCTTAGCCAGTTCAATAATTCTATCATCAAACTCTGATAGTAATTTTGTGTTCCAATCTTGACTCATTTACTCCACCAACCTTTTCCCTAGAAGCTTTTTAAAAGCAGGCCAGATATCTTCCTTGGAGAACAACTTAACAGACTTAAGGTTTAGGTCTGATACGCTTTCGTAAGCGTCTGAAAGTCTGGTGCTACCTTCTAACCAGCGACTTCGTTCAGCGTCAGGTTCAATCTCACAGTATCCAACTAGCTGACATATGTCTTTAAGAGCAGTAATTTCATTCATAGTCTTATCCATGTCTGATGGCCAGTTATCCCCGTCTGAGCACTGGAACAAATAAATATTCCAGCTAGCTGGATGAAACCGCTTGTTAATGATGTCGTGAACCATTTCTAAGCCGGATGATACTATAGTACCACCACTTGATCCTCGCTTAAAAAATTTTTCTTCATCAACTTCGTATGCTTGGGTATCGTGTGAAACAAATACAACTTCGGTGTTTTCGTACCTGTGATTAATAAAGTGGTACAAGAGAAAGTAGAAGCTTCTGGCTAAAAACTTTTTTTCTGAAGTCATTGAGCCTGAGATATCCATCAAAAAGAAAATCACCGCATTTGAGGATTCTTTAATATCTTTTTTGATGTGTCTGTACTTGAGATCATTTTCATGATAACTAAAAGAATCTTCAGCTTTCTCTTGCTCAGACATGTGTTTCTGTGCTGCCATCTTTCTCTTAATTCTACTAATTGCAGACTTCTTTTTGTCCAGACGCGGCCGAATACCTTTTGTTCTATAGCCACTTCTTTTAAACTTCTCGCCAACAATATTTTTAATTGTTTTGCGCTCTAAATCAGGAAGCTCTAGATCGTTAAACAAATAGTGGGTCAACTCTTCCAAGGTTATTTCAACCTCGTAGAATTCTTCCCCAGCTTCATCACCTGGCTTGTTACCTTGTGCTTTTTGCTTTTGTGAGGATCCAATTTTTTGACCCTTTTGGACGTCCTTGCCCGGGGCTGATCCTACTCTTTTGTTTTGGCTATTGTCGCCGTAGACAAATCGATACTCTTTAATTCCTCTGACAGGAATCTTAATCTTCTTTTTGCCGTCTTGGCCAATGATAGACTCTTCCGAAACGATGTTATGCACACCCTTCTTAATAGCCTCTTCAATCTTCTTATTGTGCCGTCGACGGTCCGATGCAGATCGATCTGCGACAGTTTTGTGTTCTTTGAATACAGACATAACGTTTTTAATTATGGTCTGCTGTTTGTCCTGGTAAATTATTTGATGACTATTGATTGTGCCCAATCAACAATTGGCACTAAATATCCATACGATTTTGATCTAATTTTTTTAAAAGACAGCCACTCTGCGCTGTCATGTTCATAAATTCCGGACTGTGGATTCATAGGAATATAAGCATCCTGATTAGTTTCTGCAATAAAAAACGTTAAGTGGCGTATTGATACTGAAATCATACCCCATGAAAATTTTAGCTTGTTAATGCCTGACTCTTCATAGGTCTCTCTGACTGCAGTTTGAAATGCGTCTTCCCCTGGATCTGTTTTACCTTTAGGCAAATCGTAAGCACCATTTAGCTTAAGCCCTAATACTTTCCACTCTTCACCAAATTTTCTTACAACGACAATTCCTGCACCAGGTGACTTAGACAAATCATTCTCCTTACTTACTACAAGCTCAACAAACTCTTTAATATTACTCACTATGACACCATCGATTCTCTAAAAGACTCGGGAAATAAGTAGGTGTTGCGATAGTAGAATTTTGAGAAGTCGCTGTCAAGAATGTAAGTCACTGCAAAGTCTTTTTCTGACCTGATGCTTCTTCCTACTGACTGCACAATCGTCTTTGTCGTCTGTAGAGAATACCACCACTTCCATTTGTTCATTCTTTTCTTAACTAGCTTGTCTCCTAAATAAGGATACGGGATCTTGCAGATGATCTGGAACCTACTCGCATCATCAACTAGGTCTACACCTTCGGTCATAGACGGAGATAGCAGGACGGTAGGTTCTGATCCTCTCATATGCTTTTTAAGAACTTCTTCTCGATTAGTACTGTCATGAATTAAGATTCGTTTATCTCTAATGTTTCGCTTAATGTAATTTGCAATCTTATAAGAGTGTGCGTGAATAATACCCTTTTCTCCCTTATGCTCTTCAAGAATCTGCTTAATTCCTTTTACAAGCTTCGGAAGTGTAGAATCAATTTCAGCCTGCACCATACGACCCATACTAACAGTAATGACCGGCCTGTTTTCTGCTGGAAACGGTGTGGGAAGACTAATAAATGCACATTCACTTTTGTCTATACCTAATGACTCACAAAATGCATCTTTGTTGAGAATAGTTGCAGACATCATTAAAACCTTCTGACCAAATTTAAACAGTACAGGGTCTGCATAGGGTGATACGTCAATAGGCTTAAATTGAATTCTGCGGGACTTTCCATCACCAGCTGGTAGTAATTCAAACACCCAGTTTTCTTTGTCATAGATGTTTAGGAATGTCTTGATTTTCTGGTAGTGGCTTGACACAAGATCGAGCTGCCTAGAAAGTTTAACAAAGTCCTTCTTAATAGCTTCACGCATTCCACCAAACTTTTCAGTCATAGATTTGATGTGTTTCATGTGAGCCATAAGCTTTGGATAATAGACATCTCTCATCCACGTATAAGCTTGAAGTTGAGTGCGTGTGTTGCCAAAACCAGACTTAATAAGAGTTTTGACAAACCTCTCTGAGACTGCAATCTCTACAAATTTGCTAAGCTCTGACTCTGTATTGTGAGCCTCATCTACAACTAAAAGTTCTCGTGGTGTAATTTTACCAGAGTAAGAAGCTTCAGTTAAGAAGTAGGGAAAGTTAGTAACAGAATCACTAGCTTCAATAAAGTTTTCTTTTGCTTTTTTGTAGTGACATTTAAATGCACACGCGTTCCAAAGCTTTGTGCCCTTTTCTTCTATCTTAAGAAGCTTTTGAGTTTCTGAGCAACTGTTTCCTTTTTTAAAAGTGCAATCGTAATTTGATGCACTCTTAATTGACTTCATTCCTATGTTGCCAAAGTCTTTAATATACTGCTCTTGAAGAACCTTTTGTGTGGTCAAATACCAAGTACCGCGACCAATAAAATCCGGAAGTTCATTTTCTTGGCTGTTAATTTGCCTAGATATCGTGAGGCCAATGGCACTTTTTCCAACCCCCGTTCCTGCTTCAATAATAACAAATCTTTTCTTGTCATTAAACGCATCTAATGCAAACTGAATTGCCTTATCTTGCGCTTCTCGAGGCTGGTTGTATGGAAAGAATTTCTGGTAAGGTGTAGACATTTGGACTCCTATAGTATTCCATGAATATTGTACTAGGAGATATCTAGATTTACATTAAAGAATTTTGTCTACCAAACCTAATTTCAAACACTGTTTAGCATCTAACCACAAGTCATGCTGCAGCATTTCATCTAGCATTTCATCAGTCAGGTTTGTCTTTTCTTTGTACAGATCCTTGACTTTTTCCATTAAAAGATTCTGGTTTTCTATTTCGTCCAAAAACTCGTGATACTTTCCGTACATCATAGCAGTAGATATCTGATGAATTAGCATGACAGAGTTCTTGTACATAAATCTTTTTGATCCACATATGCTCATAAGAGTTGCTGCTGACGCAACAGATCCTTGAACATAAGTGTGAATAGGCGTTTTCATACTTTGAATTGTATCAATTGCTGCTAGGCCTGAAAACAAATCACCCCCACCGCTGTGGATATGAAGCTCAATAGGTATTTGCTTAATGCCTAGTCTAAGTGACAAAGCTTGCATTTCAATGTCCAGTGCTTTAAGAATCTTTACTAGCTCAAACACTTCTTTTTCGCCAACATTAGAATAGAAGTACACACGATTTTCGTCTGACTCTACGCCCCTGGAAGGGTTAGGATCACCCGGCATTCCTGATGCCATCATTTGCATCATTTCTTCTTCACTAACAATAGTCATATTTTCGGGTGCCTGCTCTGACGACATCCAGAACTTAGATCTTTTAAACTTGTTTCTTTTCATTATTTGCCCTTTGAGACTCTGCCAAGTACACTCTGTTTCTCAACTCGCTTGTTGAGTAACCATGTTCTCTTCTGTTGTAGTATACCTCGATATCGAGATCGTAACCAGTAAATTGTTTTCCACGCCAATCAGAGCCTAGAATTCTAATATCAGGATTCAAATCTCTTATCAAATCATATAGTTCTTTTTCTGTTTTGTACAAGACTACTTCGTCGACATATTTGCATGATTCCACCATAGTGACTCTTTCTTTGTACGATTGAACCGGGGCGTTTTTTTCTTTTCTATCTATGCTAGGATCTTCTTGAACGCCAACAACTAGATGCTGACATACCTCTTTAGCTTCTTTCAACATTTCAACATGACCGGCGTGCATAAGATCGAAAGCACCACATGTAAAGCCTATATGTCTAGCAGGTGCCATCTGATTTGAATTGTCAAATCTCGCGTCTGTCTCAAACCAAAGCTTATCAAGTGCATAGTCAGGGACGTACTGCATTAAAAGCTCTTCTCCTTTTTTGATTGTCCGCTTAGCGTAGAATTCAATTGCAGGATACTTGTAGTTAAATTTAAAAAGAACATTAGGGTTGACATGACTGTGATTGATTAGTCCTGAATAGCCTAATGCAAAAGCTGACTCATGACGATTCCACTTGAAAGGATAGTCAGACAAAACATGTCGATATCCCATAATGTCATCTAGACATTTATATGTGTATCTGTCACACACAATTACAGGAGACCTTTCTATCATTGTGCCATTAGAAATTGTGTCTATGGCAAAAAGACCTAAACCGTGTATTTCGCTTTTTCTTGCTCTAATTTGGGGTATAGTATACCAGCAATCTTTCTCAGGAGTAGGTACATCAGAAAACATCATAATTGAACATTCCCTACAGGAGTTATGACTTCTAAGTGAAGTTGATCTAAGATATCAATCGGTAATGCAAGCAAGTCTTGAATAGTTGATTTAAACTTACAAGAAAATTCAACTGTGCACATCTTCTCATCATGGTAATTGACATGATGACGACAATTAGTTCTGAGAAAATACTTACAAAACAAGTCAATCGAGTCTACATCCTTGTTATCTTCTCCTAGTAATTCTAACGCACAAGAATTAGGAAGGTTGTTTACTAAAGAAACTATAAGTTTTGCAAAACCAGATTGCTGAAGTGCTTGACTAGCAAACTTTAAATTTTTTCTGTGCACAACATCATGTGACAATACAACACGAACAATTACAGAAGACGTGGGTTGAAACATTGATAAAAGGTCTTCGCGCTTAGACATGTCTTATGCTTCTTTTAATTCTTTCAATAATTTTCAAAGTTTGAGACGGTCCACTAGTTTCATATGATATAGTGCGCGGACTCTCAAAAAGCTCAGCATCATTTCCGCCTCCCTTACATTTATCACCAACAAAGTATACAACATGATCATCTGGTACGTGGCTCAAGCAGTAAGTTTTGTCCCAGCCACAAGGATATATGTCAATTGAAGTAGAGCCACCCAATGCAGAAGATATACCTGTAATGCCGGCATCTAATAGCTCAGTCTTAAACATGCTCTGCAGCTTCAATCGTAACCCCTCGTCCATGTTGACAAATGATTGACGCATAGAATCAGACGCGTCTCTTCCTATCATACACCAATTAACCATACTACCACGAAAAGAAATAAAGTTACCTGACACGGGTAGGTCTTCATAAGATTCAATCACTTGATTTTGCAAGTCAGTCAATATCGATATCATAATTCTGTACTTTTGAAAACCTAAAAAGTCTATCATGTCAGTGCAACTTTTTTGCACAAATAGATTTTGTTCGTTTGAGTATGTGTACAGTTGCGTTCCATTACAAGGCATGATGGTCAAATGCTGTGCTTCTAGCGTGTGATCACCGCTCCATGCACTTCCCATTTGTTGTTGTATGTAGTCATACGGACTTCCGGAAACTATTCCTATTCTAGCAAAGTCTTGAAGACTTTTTAGTGCCTCAGTTACATCATTATTTATCTTTTTTCTTGGTGGTGTAAGTGTCCCATCCATGTCAAATAAAACAATAGCTTTCAATGCAGTTCACCTCTTGATATGTCTTAACATTATAACAGTGAACTTCTGCGGAATATACCTATAGTATGTGGAGTAGCTAGAGTGATATTAAAAAGAGTTTCATCTATGACAGCCTTAGCAATGATCACACTGTGTCTAATGTCATGTGTGTCTACCCTGAGTTGCCTTGGATGTACAAAGTCTAGCTCTAGAGTATCTGCTCCTTTTGACTTAAAACCCCAACAGTCTTTTGGTCTAGTGCTAGTAGATATTGAAATGAAGCCTTCGCTGTGTTCATACGTCAAAAATCCTTCAGCAGCTTGCAATGTTAATGACATCGGATTACCTACTAAAACTTCTAGTTCTGTTGGGTCTAGCGTCGTCGTAGGTCATAACAATTCTAGCACATATGTTTTGACTGCAGCCCATGTATGCTCAGAAAACTCAATTAGTAAGTTTGTCTACAAGACCTCGTCAGGAGATCATGTGAACGTTGTTGTTGAACAAAAAGTCTCAAAAATAAGAGTTGCTGATTATGGAGGCACGGAAAGAGAAGCCAGTGTGTTTAGGGTTGACAAACCTAATGACCTATGCGTTATCACAACAAAAGACGAGTGGGGTTACCCGTTTACCGTCTCAAGCGTGGATCCTGAAATTGGTGAGAAAGTTTTTAACGTAGCTTCGCCTCATAAAATATGGGCGCCTGGAATGGTGCTGATGATGGATGGTTACTACTCCGGCAAGAATTCTGTAGGCTTTTATCACTATACTATTCCTGCTCGACCTGGTAGCTCAGGATCACCTATACTAAACTCAGAAGGTAAAATTGTGGGAATGGTTCAGCGAGCAGTAATGGGATTTGAGAATCTAGCGATATCAACTAGTACCCAAGCAATTAGAGAAATTTTGTCTACGCTACCAGAAGAAGAGCCACCTCAAATAAATCCAACTAAATTAGACGTTTTTACTTTGTAGTCTTTTTTCTTCTTTTTAAAACAGCTATTTGTGTCTGACATTCGTCCACTTGTTTAGGTGTAGGGTTTTCTATAATGTCTGACATAAGCGACAGTCTGTACTTGCTAGTAATAAAGTCTATGAAGGTAACTGCTTTTCCCTTTTCTGTTTTAAGGTGAAAGCTTTCAATTCTTCCATACGAAAGTTTGCCGTCAGGATATCGTTTACAGTAAATTTCTTGACCTATCTTATATCCGTCAAGCTCTTCAATTTCAGGTTTCTTAGTTTTAAGTTTTGATTTTCTTTTCGCCATGTATCAACGGTAAACAAGGCACCTAAGCTTGTTCATTAAATAAAACGCTTTTGACTTTTTCTGTGTATTGTCTGGCAAAGTGATTAGCTTCTTCTTCAGTTGGAAAGTATCTCATAGGTGAGCTCATCTCAGGGCGTGAAGGCACTTCTATTTCACATGCGTATTTAGTCCCAGCTTCGATAGGCAGTACTGTCACGAGAACATCATCGGCAACTGTTTTCCAATATGGGATAGGACCGTCAGCATTTGTACTAAAACTTCTACCAATTTCTTCGCGAATAATTAATCTTAGCTCACTTTCTGTTAGCCTCATTTTCTTTCCTTCTACCAAACTATATAGTTGATTCCAGTGCTCTGGTGAAATACCTGAAGGTGGATTGCCTCCCGTCTGATCCCCTATTGCATCAAGGGCCGATTTGTACTTCATCTTTTGTTTCGGCCGAGGTGCATCTGAAAGATTATGTACCATGTCAGCCAATTTAACTCTAAGTGCAGGTATATCGTTTAGCAAGCTCATAACATAACTTGTGTAGTCGCCACCTTTTTCATGTGTTAACGCACGAACGACACGGATTACTTCTTCGCCGGCTGAAGGATCTTGAATAGAGCCTTTAATAAACTCTTCCATCTCCTCAACAGATTCTACAGTAGAACCAGGTGCATCTTCGAGACTGTCATGAAGAAGAGCGGCCATGTGAACTACCTGATCAGATGGATAAAAACCTTGTGCAATATCACGCACTTCAGATGGGTGTGTAAAGTATTCAGAGCCATCTCTTCTGGTTTGACCCATATGAGCCATTTGAGCAGTAGCGTATACGTCCTTAAAGTCGTCGGTAGAAAATTTTTCCAGGATTAACTTTCTAATTTGCCTTCTATTGATTTTCACTCTACCCTCTGTGCCATTTTGAGTTGTGCAATGGCTTTTCTTAAAATGGCAGCTCTTCTAAACTTGCCATTTCCTCTGCAGGTACGCTCAATTTTTTCCAGGCTACGAATGCTAAATCGTATGTCGTTGTCATCACGTGTCGTGATTGCGTCTTTATTCTGATTTCTCATGATCTTAAGTATAGATCACAGATGCAGTTTGGTTTAAGACTCGTTTAGTAGAGTGATATAGAGGGAAGGTGTTGTAGTTGCATTAATATTAGTATCTGCAGGCATATCAACGTAGTAGACAGGTTGATAATATTCTGTCTTGTGGTGACCGTCCACCTTGTAAACCTGTTCGACAGTCGTCAATGTCGTAATTTCTGTTACAGGTTGTGTCAGGCAAACGGAACCAAATAGAGATGCGATTACAAATGTGTATGTCATTGTTGAAAACACGTAGTTGCTCCTTGTGCAAAATTGTCAAACTTTATTTATTACGTGCATTCATAATGTTCCTATTCGAAAACGTAAAATATCCATGAGTAACGAGGTCTAGTGGCTAGATAGCCTTCGTCTTTGTCATTTCGATATGCTTCCCTTTCAAACGGGTTCTCGTAGTAAGCTCTAGAGCCATCTCGATATCTTACCATGCCTATTAACCAAAACAAGCCGTAAAGAACCCACTGTCCTAAAAACAGAAGCTCTAACTGCTGTTGAAAGTGTATTGTTTCGTGTCGCCTAGTTTCTTCTGAAAGGTTTCCGCGGCACCATACCCACAAACCAAAGCTAATAGCCCAAATATTAATAGGTGCTAGATGCGAAAGCCAAACTGGAACTTTGCTATTTTCAATAAACCACGGTTTTCTACTCTTAAGACCTAACATACTTTTCTCCTTGTTGCTGAAGTGAAAGAGTAGCTATAACTATTTGCAAATAAAAAAGGGGGCCTAAAAAGGCCCCATAACTCTTACATTTTATTGCTAGCAACTACAAGAACAGTTACATGAAGATTGTGTTGGCTCATTATGCTTGATGAAGCTTTGCTTATTTGCATGTGAAACTTGAATAGGTAGTGTGAACAAATCGTAAAGAAGGCCAAGACCGCAAAGACCAAACGTAAACATATAAAGAAAACCCATAAATGTGTTACCCAAGTAAAACTTATGTGCTCCCCAAATTCCTAAAAAGAAGAAGAATGCATATGCCCAAGCAGTTTCCTTTTTGTCTATCATAATGCCACCTTATCAGATAACTTTAAGTCATCACTATCATGTACCCAAATAAACTTTTCATGTCCCCAAAAAACTGTTGCTGTTACTTCAGAGACTTCTATTACTAAACCAGTCCAGTCGTTAACAGCTGAACCGTCAGCATAATGAACAAGATCTCCCGGCTTAAAACCCTTTTCGTTCATTGCCGAACTCTGATCAGATCTTTTATGTGATGCTCTCTGTGAGTATTGTTTTCCCATAAAACTTTTACGTAACGATGACCATCGTACATTCCTGCTGCAGCCCTGACCTCAGTCACGATTCCAATGTTTGGGCTAGATACTGCAGAAAGTGTTACAGATCTTTGAGGCCACGAAGTGCTAAGCATCACCAGATCACCTTCTGTAATACTATTCTTTTCTGTGTTTATCTTCATTGTTAGCACGCACATATTCAGAAGATTCTATAGGATAAACTTCGATACAGTCAAAAGCTTCCCCGTTTGACAAGACAGTGTAGACACACGTATCTAAATCAGATTCTTCAATTTTATTAGTTGACACTATTACACCCAACCCTTCTGTTCTTTTCCATATTTGTGGGTGTTTACTTTTTTTGACATGAACAAATCTAACCAGCTCACCCACTTTAAATTTAGTTTGCGTACTAGATTTTTGCATAGATACTCAGCCCCCACAAATGTAAGAGTTCCTCCAAAAGATGCAGACACTAACAAAGCAACTAGAAATAAGTAAACAGCGTCATACAGCACATGTGTCGACATAGCTGCTTCTAAAAAATATGTAATACACTGTAGTGTTGAGTTAATCATAAGATCGATTATACGCCTTCTGACAAGATGGAGTTAACAGCTGTTTGCGTAACCATCTCTTTAATGCCGCGGAGACCTTCTAGTTTTTTCTTGATATCATCCATTTGTTTCTGCAGACGGACTTCTAGATCATTCATTTCATCAATAGTTTTTTGAGAATGGGTTAGTAATGCATCAGGCTTAGAATCATACTCATGTTGTGTAGTACAGACATGATCTTCCATTGTAAATCGAGGATCAGCTGCAGCCAATAAAGGCTTTGTCAAAAGATTAAATTGACCCTCAGCATCTTTTAAGTTCTTTGCCCAAACGTAAAAGTTGACGTCACTAAAAGTTGATCGATATCCTGTGTTGACTCGGTAAACACCGGGGCGACCGCGGTTCTCAATGATGCGCTTAACAGCATCAATTCTATCACGAATCTTGTTGCCACGCCTCGTAATAGTAGACTCAGGGATCCATTCATAACGGTCTTCAATCTCTGCATCAGTAAGCTTAGGGTACTCATCCTTTTTCCAAAGAAACTCAAGCGCTTGATTTATAGGTGAGTATCCTCCTGAAAGAGGAGCTCCCGGCTTGATGAAGATATTAAAGATCTGATCCTCAGTGTATCCGCAGTAAATACCAACACCTTCACGCTCAGCTGAGCTTCGGTAGCACTTGTAAGGATTACGACCATATTCATAGTCTTTGCTAGAAAGCTTTCCGGTAGCACCGCGTGGGTGCTTTCGAAGTAAATCCTTCAAGACAAGTCGCGCAACTACCTTAGGCTCTTGGTTAAAATCGATGGCGAACTTACTTTTTCTACGACGAGACATGTGTTTAACTCCTAATCCTTAACCACATAAACAATATACCATATCTGCTCAATACTTGCACGAGGTCTATAAAATATTTGACTTAACTAAGCCCATGTGAGTAGCAATTACCTTGCCCTCCAGATTGACCACGTATTGATCTTTAATAAGGTCGTTGAGTATATTATCAAACAAGTTCGTGGAGTAGCACAGACTTAAACTACGGGCGTCTATAGATACATTCTGTTCTAAGTCGGCCTTTGAAACGTAACGACCGTCGACAGGAAGCTGCTCCATTATTAAAAACCGAATGCGAGTTTTTGTTTTATCAAAAGCGGTCATCTAAGACCTCCTCTCCTTGTTTATAGTATTATTATACCACACCCAATAGAGTCTTGCACACGCTACAATAAACAGTGTCGATTAAAGTTGAGAGTATGCATGTTCTAGAATCCCTTACGCTCGACTTAACACTTGAAGTGTATGATATTCACGCTCTCTAAAAACATTCTCGCCGCATGCAAACTCCACAATAGCAGACTGGCTATCGTCTTCGTCTGTCCACACTACAGTGACTAGTCCCATGGCATTACGCATGTTGTTGACACAAAAAAAACAAAAACATCCACCGCTAAAAACATCAGTTGAATATCTGCAGTACTTATCGCTTTTTACTTGGACTAAATCGCCTTTATTCAACATCTTCTACCTTTGCTAAAATGGTGAATACATCGTATTCGTATTGTATTTTTGTAATTGAGTAACCAACATCTTCTACGTAACCATATGGCTTTAAGTTGTCGATCCACTGAAGTCTCGCGTAACCTTCCACAATATCATATATGATACCCACGTGTTCAGACCTGACAGTGCCATCCATCCTGACGTCTTTGAACTTTATCATATCACCAATGTTGGCACTGGAATTCCTGTAATTGATCAGACCTACCATTAAATGGCAATCCAGTAAAGACATGCTCCGAGCAAACACCCCCAAATAAAAGCCACAGTTAACTGGATAGTTCGAACTATCTTATCAGCGTCGTAAATCTTATTCTGATTACCTGGCTCAAGCTTTACTGTTCTCATATTGCAATTCACCTCTTTGTTTTTTTGTAAGTCTAAGATCACTACATATCCACGCTCAGATCTAGCATATATTCCTACAACTTTTGAGCCGTCGGGCCACGTAGCAGTTATTAGATCACCCGGGCCCACTACCCTACAACCTCTATTCCATCTCTAATGATCTTAAATTCATGACGAAGATTGTGAATGTTAATGCCGCTAAATCCATGTCGGGGATTGTAGTTAGGTGGCACATTTTCCGACCATTCAACCAACACTTTGTTTTTGTGCCCCCACTTGTCACGATGAATTTCGTAGATGATTCCTAGAAACTCTTCTTCTGGCTGTCCTGCAGGTATGTGTTGGTAGCGATCTTTACAAGGAGTGACCACTAACATGTCACCAACAACAGGGTTTCTATCTTTGTATCTTAGCCCGCTCAATGTTACACCATCTTAAGATATGTTGAGTGCTCTGAAGTTACTGAACTATCTGACCACATTACTTTTGCTGACTGTGTATCTACTAGCGATCCTGTACGCTTCCCTATTCTTGTTTCAATTACAATGCCTGGATTTCGATGCTCATAATCTCTCATGAATGAGTCAAATGAACTATAAAACTCTACCAGATCACCTACGTGAACTTTATGTTTATGTGGATTTACCAATTTTTCTCCAACAGATAATTGTAAAAGTTGTAAGTAGTAGAGAACCGAACCCTGTAATAATCACAGCTTCCCACCATTCTGCTAGCTGAAATGCTAAAAGTCCTGCTTCATTCATTCTAGAACAACTCCTTCCACTTCATCCTCATAAACTTTTTCTATTTTTCCATTATTCCACATTACAGCAAGTAATTGAGGAGAAGTAAAGCTATTGAGTATGGCGACAACTAATCCAACATCATCGTAGCCATTGTACCTCCACAAGTGATTAAGAACAAGATCCCCTAGAAAAATATTACTGCTACTCAAATCTCTTCCTCCAAAAAAAGTTCGTCATCTAGACAAGTATCAATAGTGCCATTTGGCCACATCACATCGACGCTTACACCACAGTTTCGACCAGAGCCGCCGTCTTCCCACGCCTCAATGCTTAGAATAATGCCAATCCCTCTGTCAAACTCTTTGTTCATCTCACCTAAAAATGAAGGCCACTGGTACTTCACTAGATCACCGGGCTTCACAGATTTTCTTTCGAATATCCATGCGACCGCAACTTATTACGTAGTTGTTTCTCAAATACATAATTTCATATATACCCTTGTCGTTGTCTGACTCCAAGACTAGCACAGGCCCCATGGGCTCCATAAGCATCATGCTTTCTTTTATCTCTAGTAAATCACCAACATATACATCAGGTTGAAATTCTATTGCAAAGTCTTCTGGCATTCTTCCAAACAATACTCTACCCACTTCTTTCTGTCTATTTTTAATCATCTGCACAGATAGATTCAACTAAACAAGGATCGTTGATATCTTCTTGTGTAAGCTCCAAAGTCTTTAATGAGCCTTTCACTTTAACTTCAACTGTAGGTATAGCGAAATCCCTGTACACAGCAATAACTTCACCATATTTTTTTACCCCCTTTTCACAGAAAAAGCATACTGTCTTACCAGCACAATCTCCACACCCTACAAACCTAATAATTGTCCCGGTAAAAATGTCGCTGATATTAATCATCACCAGCTCTCCCAAAAGTCTTTTGAAGAATCATGACGTTGGTAATACTTCCATCGCAAGTCTTCGTACACATTCTCAAGCTTCTTATAAACGACGATGCCAACAACCACAGCAGCAACATTAAGCAAGAAATCAATCATCATCCTCGTCCTCCAGACCCCAGTACGGGCTTCCTGTTTCTAGGTAGTTGGCCAGCATGGCCAGCAAATAAGCGTATCCTCCGGAGAGGATTACGCCTTGTGCTATTTGATCTATCCATTGATGTGTTGTCATCCTACGTACTTGGTCATTCGGTCTACAATGTAACCGGTGAAGATGTAACCTTTGTCGTGCCGGACGTTAGCCATTCGACCGCCATCATAAAGCTCTACCACTGTAAACTCTGGCTTTGATCCTTTCTTACGATCCGCGATCCGTGGTGCTCGATAGTAAACTCTATCTCCAACTTTGATCTTCTTGGTCATCTGGGACCTCCTTTGTTGTGTTACCGTGTATATATTAATTGTACTACAACAGACAGAATCTTGCACGTGCTTCTAGGGTAAAAGTATATAATTTTCAGAGAGGTCTGATTTAATAGTGCCGTCAGGTCTTAAAACTTTAATCGCATTTCCGTGAACTTCTAGAACAATCATAGGGTGGTCAATGTAACTCTCTATCTTAGTAGCCCTCCATGCAAAATCATATCTGAGCTTTACCAGATCTCCTTTTTGAAAGTACGCCGGACCGCCACTTCTTTTAAGCTTAGGGGGTATCACTAGGACCTCTCGGGTGGTGATTAAAAACAAACATTGGGTAGTAGTCGTCAGTATGATCTGTTCCAAACTCTAGCCACACATGACCGTCTTTTACGTCAACTAGCCTGTATCCATCTTTTTCATTGCCGTACGCTGAAGACTCTTGAAATATTTCGATCCGGACTCTTGCTACAGGTGTGTGAAAGAAAATAGAGCTATTCTGTTCTCCGTATTCAATCACGCCTAAGCAGGATCGATAACCATCGTTAGGGTCTTCCAGGACTTTGAATACGATATCGTCAATCTTAAAAGCATGTTCAGCACTGTCAGCGCCATAGTAATTGACTTCAGACCCAACCAAAGAATTGAAATGGCTGTACACCATTCCTCTATACTTTCTATCACCAGAAGATGTTCTTCCATAATCATCTTCATCATCTATTGCGTCTAATCTAGCCACACTGCCGGAAAACAAAGATCCTGACCACCAAATATCACTTTTCACTTATCACCACCAATTGATAGTCTTCAAACCACCCTCTATCGTACGGGTCTGTGCATATAACTTCGTATACGTAAAAACCGCTTAAATCTTCCATGCTGTCAGTTATATGACCGACCAAAGTATTTTCTGTCAATGGACATGTGTATGTAACGAGATCACCTATTTTCATTTTGACAGTGTAAACTTATCGGCACAAAAATCAGACATCTTGGTCATTCTGCCAAAGTATTTGACCGGCTGCATCCATCTAACTCGACAGTGAAGCTTTCCATCTTTGGCGTAGTTTGTGCTCTCAACTATTCCTAAATGACCAAAGAACCATCGTGAATAAGAGCAGTTTGATGTAAACATCACAGCATCACCGACTTTCATTGATAACCTCCATTTGTTCCATTGGCCAGAAGACTAGTTTACCTGATTCGATTAGAACCCGCGGCCATCCGCAGCTACTGTCAATCTCGACAATGATGCCGATGGGGTGTCCGGATATTGACTTTACACGAACGATACTACCGACCTTCACTGACAACCTCCAGCTTATCTTTTCTTTCTGCTTTAATGCCAGTAGGCCACACAACTTCAACAAGGCGCAAGGCGCCTACTTTGATAATCATTCCAATCTGATGATCTTCATCTGTGTACATCCATGGATTCTGAGCAACCCAGTCACCCCACTTAGGCGTTCTTTTTACTAAGTCACCTGTTTTCACTGTGCCGCCTTGATGCTCTTAGAATTGAAAGTTTTTAGTGATCCGTCTGACAACATTACTACTACGTCGTCTCCGATATCAAATGGACCAATCTTTCCATAGAAGAGAGGAGGAGCTTTGAATATGCTAATGATTACGGCTAAGCCCCAGTCACGCGTCCTGCGAGGAGATTGGCCACAGCCTAAAGCCTGAACAACTTTTACCATATCACCTTCTTTCACTTACCACCTCTAATTGATCTGGGTATTCTATTTCAATTCCATATTTGTTGCCCCAAAAAACAACAACTTCTTCACCTCTGTAGTCGATAATGACACCAGACACTTCGTTAGAGCTAGCTTTACCCCACACAGTAAAGATTGAGTTTGACTTGGGTTTGACTAAATCACCTATCCTCACGCATCCCTTCCGAGTTAAAATCTTTCTTGCCTGCCTTCGTAACGAATACAGATCTAAGTGTTAAAAGTTCCCCTTCATGAAGGACTCTTGTGACACCCATTAGCTTGTCATGTTCTACTAATATCCCGATATGATTTTTCGGAGTATTCGGCCATGACTTGCTGTTTTGAATATTTACTTCTTCCCACTTTGCAAATCGAACCATGTCGCCCTCTTTCATAATACAAACACTCCGCAGACAAGAAGCCACAACGCGGGCAGTATCAAGATGCCGCATACAATTTCTAAGAGATTTTCTCCCTGAAAATGTTTTTTGATTTTTTGATTTTGCATTAATTGACCACCTCCAAAAGATCTGTTTGAATTGTGCTAATTCGATCTCCGTTCACTGCATTTCGTTCGAACCACATAACCTCAGCACACGTATAGCTCTGACGTTGATCTTCTGTTTTGCTGGGCTTAAATGTACGAAGCCCTATGAAAAGACCGAGCTCTCCGGACTCAGAGTTCTTGTTTCTTACCATATCACCGGCTTTCATTTTGCCTCCACAGCAGGGAGGACATAATGATCTGTTTTCCTTATAAGCTTGCCGGTTTTTGGTATCCCAATGGTGTAAACTCTAGCACTGTATGGACCCTCAATATGCAAGATGACACCATGATTGTCCCAGCAACCAACGTTGTTGTGGTCTGATTTGTACCTGCATTTATCACCTATTTTCATTAATCACCTGTTTTAAAATCCACTCGTCCGGACACTCTGTTCGAGCTTTTGCTACTTCGTAAGGCATTGTGCATACTTCGAAAGCAAAGTAATCATATAGCTTATTACAAGCCGGAGTATCATAGAACTCATCGATGCCTGCTAGATATCTTGGCATTAATTGAATCATATGCTCAGTAAGACCGGCAGCCTTATAAATTTCATTTGGTGTCATACTTCACCTCCATGTGTCGTTCCCAAATCATGTAGCCAATTGCTAGAATAATAATCGGCCAAAAATAACCTACCATCTTTATCGCTGCTTGACCAACGATTGCGAGGTTTTCAATAGTAATGTTTTCCATTATGACACCATCCCGATGTGTTTGCAGGTTTTGCGAAACTGAAAGCTTTTGCAGCTGCAGTAAGACTTGCCACCTGGGTATGTCTTGACAGTATGCTCACCAACAGTCCGGACTTTGACTTTGTGTTGATTGTTTCGACGTGCACGTGTAACTGCAGCACGATCGCCACAAGGGACACAACCTTCACCAAGCCCATGTTCAGTTTTTTTACCGCAACTATGACACCAAGCTTGATGCCAGCCTTCATCGTTAGCACCGCCATCCATATGCCATGCTTCTGATCTCCACCTTCCGGTTGAATCATATCCACCGTCATGACCGTAGTTTCTATAACGTCTCATTATTTTGCCCCCTTGATGATTGTCAAGTCTTGCTTGAAGCACTTGGTTATCTGACCGTTCGGCCAGAGAACGTCACACCAAAGGTTTCCCTTAAAGACAACGTTGTCTTCATGGCGTTCTTTGACGATTGTTCCGACGCCAGGCTGTACAGCCTTCGGCGCCCCTGGGGTGTTTTGATCCGGAATGCGGGTGAAAGTGACGAGATTACCAATGTTCATAAAAGCTCCTAAGCCATGATTGTTTACATAAACATTATACCATATCTGTAGGATTCTTGCACGCGTTGGCAATAAAAAAGAAACTATTTTTAAGGAATCCCAATGGGGTCCGAACCGGACTTCATGTATAGCTCAAACTCTCCGAGGCCAGAAAGAACCATAAAGAAAAACTCGTTAGGGTGATTATCATAGTATTTGCCACGAATCGTTCCGCCGTCGACGTTACCGGTTGGACCACCATCTCCTCCGTGCGCCATATTTGCGTATTGCCACATTGCCTCTCGATACATAGAGCTTCCAGGAACATTCTTCTTCATTTTCCTGTACGATTCTACCATCCTGGTAACTTCTTTTTCCAAAACCATCCTATCCATCATGATACCTCCTTAAGTGCCATTCTACTATGCTTTCCTGTCCATCTGCGGCCATTCTGGTACCACACAACCAAATACTCATCACGAACATGACGAGCAGCAACGACCTTCCCGCGATGAGGCAGTTCACACCCAACGTGTCGAACTTGTGCTCCAACCTTAATCTTCATCTTCTTCTCCAAACGCTTCACGCCATTCAGCTTCAGTAACTCCGTTAATAAGAAACTCTCGATCTTCAACTGACAAGTGGGGTGCAACATCTTGAATTAATCCACCCTCTTCCCACTCCTTGATCTGTGACTCTGTGATATCAATCTCTCTAGTGTGAAGAACTCGAGTTAATATTGATCTCTTTTGAATCTTCATTCGCATCCTTTCTTGTGCTTAATCTTTCGACTATACTTTGACTTATCCTTGTGCTTTCCTGCACCAGAGCGTAAGTGTGCTGCAACTGCATACCAATTACGACCTTTAAGAACTAGCGGTTTCTTTTTCTTCTTCATGACTATCATCAAGCTTCCTAAGTACGCGACGCTTATAACGCCCTATCTCATTTTCGCCAATCTCCAATCCTTCGACCCAGACTGGATCACTATCGTCGATGACAAGGACTATTCTACTCATGTATCTTACCAGCTCACCTTCGCGTACTTGCACTGATCACCTCCATTAAATTTTCTGCGATATCGTAAATCTTTCCAACTTTCGGATAATAAACAGTGATGCATGGATGAGGCGGATTCTTACCTCCCGTTTGTTTGGTCAAAATAATCCCGTATCCGAGCCTACATCGCTGCTCATATGCAGCTGCTTCCTGCAAAGAGTTTAAATGGTCCTCAGCATGTGGACTAACTTTTCGTAATACCAAATCACCGACTTTCATTACACACCTCAAAATATTTTGCGCAGTGGAAAACATCAAAGCTCATATCATCATGATGCAATTGAATCCAAATGCCACGCTGGTCAGACTTTAGAAGTTTGACTTTATACTTCTTGTCGTCGCCTAACCTTCGAACTGTATCTCCGACTTTCATTTATCACCCATAGAAAATGTGACCAATTAAGATGCTAGCTGCATAAAAAGTCACAACGATTAAAACTGCTTCCATTAGCTTACCTTTCGAACGCTATTGATTTTGCGTCCCATGCCTTCCATGTTGAGTTCAGGGGCTAGCTCAGAAATAAGTTCCCTTTCTCTTTCGTGGACAGCCTTTTTACCACGAATCACTTCAAGCACCTCTCTCTTCATGTTCTCTGGGCCAACCTCTCGAAGGGTCTTGCAAAGAATCGTTTCGTGACCGTATTCCATAGCGTTCCGGCAGTGTGCTTTGTAACGCGTTTCAGCAGACCTCTTGCGAGCTTTGATGCTTCGAGAGTCACCTCGAACGAACGTCACCCCGATGTACATCTCACCGCCCGGGGCCGTGAGCTGATAAATCAAGTGATACCTGTCCGATCGTCGTTTACGCGCCATTTAAGTAACCTCCTTAACTACATAGACATAATATCATATCTAGAGGATACTTGCACGAGTAAGCACAAAAAAAAATATATACTCTCGACTTAATCGCTTTTCTTATCAAACCACTCTTGAATGACATCCCATTCTTTTTGTGTCATAAGATCTTCGCGTCGAGTCGGAGCAGCACATTTGTATTTTCTCGGCTGGAGATACCACTCACCCGGGGATTCCTCTGCAAAGTTTTCAACAATCATGTCGTGTGCCCATTGCTTGAGAACTTTCATATCGTAAGGACAGCTAAGATTCTCATGCATTGCATTCAATTCTTTAAGCTGAGTTCGCCCTCGTGTCCAATATCGGTGATCATCACTATAACCGAAATACCAATCATGACTTCGAAGCTTTGCGCCGAAGATGATTCTGTTTGAGTCTGACATAATCTACCTCCTAGTAGTTTAGTGTGTAAGTGCGTAAAATAAAGCAACAGTTGTAAATGCAGCAATGTAGAGACAAATTGAGCCTATAAGCTGTTCAGCTGTTTCTAAGTCTTCTTTGAAAGTCTTACTCATAAATCACCTCCACATTATCTTCTTCTAAAATGAATGTGCGAACAGTACCACCGGCCAAAACATCAATAAGAGTTTCTGTCTCCATAATGGCATACTTTTCGCTAAAAATATCTTTAGTCTCTCTGATTCCTACAACGATCCCGGTGAAGCTAACAGCGGCTGATTGATATGATGCCTTGACCATGACCCCTGTTTTAATTTTATTTTGACTCATGCCAAAACCTCTTAAACGCTTCCCATTGAATATTGACACCCGAAGCAATAACATATTCCCAAGCTAGCATTCGTGTCATCGATGGGTCTGTGTTCTCTTTGATTGCTTTTCGAACTTCCTTAGCAAACTCTTTTTTAGACACACCGTCTTTCACTTTCTTAAGCCTCTCACCTGAAAAGAATTTTGTCCAGATTCTAATTCCGTCATTCCACTGAACATTATAAACACTCTGATTTGAGTATACATTCACAACACGACCTTTGATTGTAAGGTAAGGTCCCAACCCTGGGTCTTTGACGACCACTTGATCTCCGACTTGCAAGATATCATTTGTCATAACAACTCCACACCGTCTGTAATACGTCCCATTGAAGTAAGCGTACCGTTAACAGGGGGACAAACAGTAGAAGGGCGAAAATTATCGCTTTCCACACCACCACCGACAACCCGATCAACTTCAATAATGTAACGTTCACATCCTCGAATCTTTTGAAAACCGGTGACGACACCTTCTACATAACAAGACCGTGGGCCTTCGAGATCACGCATATAATGAAAGTCGAAAGAACGAACCTTAGAACCAATTGAAATCTCCATGATTTCCTCCTTAACTACATAGACATATTATCATATGCAGGAGGTACTTGCACGCGTTATGGTAAAAAAACGCTATTGGGAATAAGCGTCATACCGTATTCAACACCAGGAATCTCAAAATCAAACCATTCAGCTTTAATCCATGGTAGAGTTCGAACTCCTCGGCTCTTAACAAACATGGTACCTGATGGGTAGAGCTTACCTGCCGGAGACCTCCATGGTTTTTTGAGTGTGGCGCGCATGTTGGTAAGTATGAAGGCAAGGCGATAGGTGGGGATCGAACCCACGTTCTAGATATCTAGAGACCCCCGTCCATCTCGAGGCTTCGCCACCATGATAAATATAGAGCCCTAAAACATAGATCCATCGTTCACTTATAGCGATGCGATCACAGTTAGATCCTCTAGTCCTGGCCAGCATTGAACAACGAAATCCTTGATCTCGATATTTCCGTTGTTTAGGAAGAGCATAACTTCGGCGTTTCGAACTGCGGCATGGCCCGGGAAGCTATTAGCACTTAAGACTAACCCGTGGATACCTTCGATATATTTCCAGTCACTTGAGAAGTTGCCGGTTACCTTAACGATATCACCCTCTTTAGGCATGTCGTTTACTCGCTACTCGCTCTTTCCACGCATCAGATAGCATGTAAGCATCGTAGTTCCCTAGCTCATAGTGTTCTGCCTCTTTAGCTTCCTCAGACGTTGGAGCCCACTGGTATTGCGAAAGATCAAAATTTAAGACAGGCTGGAGCTGGCCGTCTTTTAAGTAAGTTGGAAACGCTGGATCTTCATTATCGATACAAAGAGCGTCTCCATTTAAGGAACCAACATTAGGAGCAGCAGACGCAGGAGCGAACTCGGCTTTAGCATACTCGGGCAGCATGTCTTCATGGTTCTGGTAGGCTATAAACTCTTCAGACGTTAACCAGTCAACCAGCTGGCTCGATATGTATCGGTGGATACTAACTACTCGACTTACGTCGTCACCCCGCTGCAGACAGCTCCATAAAGCAATTCCTTGTCTGTGATTTTGTCCGGTCATCATCGCGACAACTTCT